CTCCTGGTCGCCGGTCATCCCTGCCTTCTTCGCCGACTGCCTGCTTTCCAGGCGCGGCAACGTCGTGGCGAAGGCCTCCGTCTCGCGCAACTACCGCTTCCCGACGCTCAACGACCTCTACTTCCTGCCGGGCGGCAACCCCGGCCTGAACAGCGAACAGGGCGTCGCTTACGAAGCCGGACTGTCGTTCGCCGTGGGAAAGGAGGGCGCGTACACGCTGTCGGGGTCGGCGTCGTGGTACGACCAGCACATCGACGACTGGATTCTGTGGCTGCCGACGGCAAAGGGATTTTTCTCGCCGGTGAACATCAAAAAGGTCCACGCCTACGGCGTGGAGATCCGGGCCGACCTGGCCGCAGCGCTCACCAGAGAACTGAAAATCAACCTGAACGGCACCTTCTCATGGGCGCCGTCGATCAACGAGGGGGAGCCGATGTCCCCGGCCGACCGGTCGGTCGGCAAACAGCTGCCCTACGAACCGGAATATTCGGCCACGGCGACCGGAAGGCTCTCCTGGCGCAGCTGGGGCCTGCTCTATCAGTTCTGCTATTACAGCGAACGCTACACCATGTCGAGCAACGACATCACGCTCACCGGACGCCTTACGCCCTATCTGATGAGCAACCTCTCGCTCGAAAAGGGTCTCTCGCTCCGGTGGGCGGACCTGACGCTCAAAGGCACGGTCAACAACCTGTTCAACGAGGAGTACCTCTCGGTGCTCTCCCGGCCCATGCCGCGCATGAACGCCGAATTCTTCATCGGCATAAAGCCCAAATGGGGGACGAAAAAGAGGTGATCCGGCGCGAAGGAGCCTTTCTCCGCGTCTTATTTCCCTTCGGGGACCAGCTGGCCGGCATCGTTCACAAAGAGGGACTTGCGCTTACCGGGGATAAAACGAAATGTATAGATAGTGATTGATTAGAGTGACGATGCATTGAGCGAACGATCAGAGGGTTAGCAGCGTGACATCCCCGGGCGAGGCCCGAAACGAAATGTGACTTTAGTGTTACTTACGTGTTACATCCCTTCGTGGTCTGAACGCATCGTTCAGTGTGTAATGTTACTTTGCCTCCAAAAGCAGCCTGAAACGGCTCTATTTTGGCGGCTTTTTTTGCGCCTAAATCCCCCGTACATGGAGATAAGAGCCCATTTCTCGCCTTTTACTGCCTCTGTTGGATAACCTCTTGCCTGAGCGTTCAAAAAGGCGTTCAGAGGCTCTTTGTGTCGCTTTTGAACGCTTCTCCTTTGTCGTTCGTTTGTTCTGCTTGATTCGACTTAGGGGGACATTAAGGGGGACGTTTTGGGGGACATGTTTTCCGAATAAAAAAAACGAAATATCCACGTTAGGGGGACATTTAGGAGGACAAATTCGTGTAAAAATTTGCTTCGTATAGTATCGTTACGCACATAATAACGATTGAATTTGCATGAAATAGGCGGTATAACACCCCCTTAATGACATGTAAAATAAAACATATTGGCGCGTATGGCGCTGAATGTGTGCGTTTTGCGGAATAATGGCGGTATGGATGTCCGTCAAAGGTGCGCGCGACGTCTTTCTCTACCCCATTGTGTTGAACCGAATGCTCGCTTTAACAAGTGCAAGAGCTTGGATGGAGTCAATCGGGATGTCCTTTGGGGAGTGGTGAGGATTGTGGCTGACAAGTCGGATGAACCGATCGTCATCTGCTTTCTGGATATACTTGATTGTGATGTAGCTTTCTCCGTCGATGTTGAAGGACAGTAGATACATCTCACCCCATAGGATGTTCTTGGATCCATTGGGGATCTCTTTATATAATACAATATCTCCGCTCTTCAGTAACGGATACATTGAGTCTCCTCTGACGTAGACAGCTCCGTCGCATGGAGGCAAGTCTGGTATCTGGATATGGCTGATTGGGGTCATTCGGCCTTGATCGGCAAATAGAGCTACCAGACCGGCTGTTGCATCGAGTTCGTATAGGGGTACGCTTTGCACGTCGATCCGTCGATCCGTTCGAAGTGTGAACTGCGACTGGATTGTTGCGCCAGTCGTCTGGGCGTCTTCGCCTCGAGTCATACACCCTTTGCCGGAGAGCAGCCATTCAGCCGATATGTTCGCATTTGCGCATATTTTCTCCAGAACATCATAGGAAGGCTTGCCTTGGCGCGTGCCAACGACATTCTCTATAACGGTTGGCGATATGCCTACATGCTGGGCAAATGCCCGCTTATTGCCTGCGTACAAGCGGTTTATAATTTCCACAAATCGACCGTTAATACCAGTGTTCTTTCCCATATTCGCAAAAGCGTAAAAATGTTCGCAAAATATTTTGATTATTCGCATTTGCGAATTATATTTGCATTGTCTTAACTTGTTAAGACACGGTAAAGATAGTGAAAATTACAAGAATAACGAAAATGGGAACTGATATTAAGAGATGGCACACGCAGAGTTGCAAGGATCGGGTTTGTTTTTACCTGATCATTCGTGGGATCGCCTTCAGCTACACGCCCGACTTGGGAATTGTTTTCGAGGCCCCGAAAGCCTTTGTGGATCAGATGGCAACCACCTTGATGATTGCCTACGGATGTTCCCTCAAACCGATCATCAACGAAGTAAAATAGATCTGATATGAGACGATATTGGTTCCAGCTGCTGACGGATAAATACGACGAGTTAGGCGCGTTTATTCCGGATGGATCGAATAAAGGAGCTGCTGTAAACCGGGCAAAACGATGGATGCGGCAGAATGGAGTCATGAGTGCCGTTTTGACGGTCAATAGCATGGCGACAAGTAATCTACTCGACACGATACAAATTGAACTTTAGATAATTATGACAAAGCAAGAATTCGAAGCCCGCACGGGCTTGAAAGTAAGCTCCGAGGATTATGCTCGGATCGAAAAGATGTACATGGCCGCCGGCAATATGGACAAGGACATGTTCTGCGCTGAATACAAGAAGGTGGGGACCAGCGTTCTGGTTACCGAACTTTTCCGGCAGGTGCTCGTCCTGAAAGGGCAACTCGAGGAGCGCAACAACGAGCTGGATGACGCGACTCAGCGGCGAGCCGATGTCGCGGAGTTCCTTGTCGGGAAGGCTGCAGTACACAAGGACGACGACGGCGAAGACTTCTACCGGGTTGCACTTCGAATCGCCGGTCGTAATGCCTGTGTGCGTACCAAGCTCGAATACGGCTACCCTCTGAACGGAGAGGATATCTCCTTCCTCAAATCCCTGTTGTAGTGCCCAAGTATCAACCAAACAACCAAGCAAACAATGAAATACATCAAAATCCAGCCATCAACGAGATCGCGCATTTGTCGCGCGCTGGGAATCAGTCGAGTAACATTGTGGTCTGCTTTGACCTATCAGACGCAGAGTGCGCTGGCCGAACGGATACGGAGGTTGGCCATGCATGAAGGCGGCCGCGTGGTGTGCGAAGTCGATGTGACCAACGGCTTCTCGCCCAACTGCGAAACAACCTTCTCGCACGGCGACTCAACGGATGGACATGTTCGTCAGATCACGCAGACGTTTGCCAACGGCGTGGAGGTCGTCCTGATGGGAGAAGAGGCTATGGCCGAGATAACCCGAAATGGCACGCCGGTGAAGTCATATGCGAACGTAACGCTCGGCGACTGGATGCAGATTGCCTATGAGGCGCAAAGCCTTTCTGATTCACTAAGCCCTCAACTTCGATAGAGTATGAACAACACGCGACGAAAGATTCTCGATGAACTCGTTGAACGCCTCGAGGAGGTTAAGGCTCGACTGGAAGAGGTCCGGCAGGATGAAGAGGAGAGCTACGACAACCTCCCGGAGGCATTCCAAGAAGGATCTCGAGGGGAACGGATGCAGGAGGCGATTTCACGGATGGAAGATGCATTCGGGTCGATCGAGGAGGCGATCGATGGGCTGACAGAGGCCCGAGAATAACGGCTTGCCCCAATAGCTCAAAGGTAGAGCAGCGATGCGCATGGTCAAGACAGCAGGTTGCCGGTTCGAGTCCGGTTTGGGGCGCAAATGAAGCAAATGACATG